TTTCGCACCCGTTCAGGACGCCCGCTTTGGTCGTAGTATAGAAGCTGCCGGGAGATACAACGCCAACGGGTACAAGCTCGCTGGTGCTGTCCGACAGTTCTGCGTCATAAATGCACTGGTAGTAATCCATACCGCCAGCGTTTTCGTAATCATCCTCGCTGCGGGCGGGCTTCCACCCGTCAGCTGCAAGGGTGAGTTTGTAGGAGCCATAGTAGCCACCGCCTGTGCCGCCGTCCACCTGTTCCTTGATAAGAGCCTTTACCTGTTCTTCGTTCAGGATTTCCCCGGATTCAGACAGGTTCTTCACGGCTGCGCTGACCGCTGCCGTGATGGTCGCCGCATGGGCGTCGGCATTGGCATTGTGCTTCTCGATCTCGGCTTTGACCAGCTTCATCAACGCCTGCACCTGAGGGTCAACGGCGATGGACATGTTGGCTTCTGCCGAAACAGCCAGCAGGACGGCGATTTCAAACGAAAACTCGGAGTTCGTGCTTGCGGCAGGGACTTCAATGCCGCGTTCATCCTGCATCAGGAACAGGAGCGTTTCAGTTCCGTCATTCAGGACACCGAAAACTCCGATCTGGTGCATAACGTAGGTATCTGCTGCACCGGTGGCCTGAATGCTGACCTTGCGGGCGGTTTTGCCGTCGTCCGTGACGGTTTCAATGCCCAGCAAGGACAGTACGTGTGTGTCGCCGCTGACTGCGGTTTCTGCCGACAGGTCGGTGTCAACAGAGCCGGTGCCGCTCACGGCGCGGGTGATGGTCAGTGCGCCGCCGGAGAGAGATTCCGACAGCAGGGCGGCACCGGCTTTCGTGTAACTGGATTTTTCCCAACTCACGTTGTCTGTCCTCCAATCGTAATAGTTACGGTTTCATGTGTGTGTGCAAGTCTGCCAGCGGCATAGGCTTGCGCGGAAACGGATTTCGGGGCAATGATTCCGGGGAGCTTAACTTCCGCCATCATCCTTGCCGATGCAGCAGCTCCGGCGGTGTATGCCGTAGCGCCAACAGCTCGCGGCTGAATCACACCCGGCAGCCGGATGGTGCAGGATGCATTAGCATTGTATAATTTCCCGGAAATATACGCGAGCTTCGTTTTCGGCTGATACAGCAGAGATAGGCGATATGTCAAATGCGACGGTTTAATTTTCTTTATCTGCTTTACAATGCGAAGAACATTTACTTCCTCCGCATCATCTGCTTTCAGATAAACGCCAAAAGTATACGGTGCGATATACTCTCTAATTTCCACGTCACATTGCGTTGTTGCTTCAAGAATCCTTTTGAAACGTTCCGGGTTCATCGGAGCACGGGCGCCGCGGCGGGCGATTATGTCCGCCCGGCGAGCTGCCAGGCTCCGGCTCTCGTCCACCTCGATGCCGTAACGCTGCTCCCAGTAGCGCAGGGCCCAAGTTGCCGTTTCCGGGTTTGCCTGCTCCCGCAGTTCCGAGAAGCGGATCTCCGCGTCGTCCACCTCCTGGCCCATGACCTCATAAAGCCACTTCGCCACATAGGACCGCTCATAGATAGGCGAAACGCGGGAGATCATGCGCTGAGAAACGCGGTTTTCGGGGAATTTTTCAAGGTCGAAGTTCTTCCGGGTGCTCATTCGCTGGTCGCCTCCGTGTCCTTGATGCCGTGGATTTCACCGGTGCAGGGGTAGTCTGCCGGGTCCAGCGGAATGTCTTTCACGTCGCCGTTTACAAGGACCTTGGAGAAGTTCTTCACGCCCTCGGTGCGGGTCAGTGCCGCGTGGATCTCGTTGTACTTCACCAGGCTGTCAGCCTTGGCGGTGATGTAATACTCAATCAGCGCAGAACGGAAGGTTTCTTCCACCTCCGTTGCGGTCTTGGCGCCGTCCAGCTGCAAACCCTCGACGGAAATGTTCACCACTTCGCCCTCGGGGGCCTGCACCAGAAGGATTGCGCCCACAGGTGCCTTGCGTTCAATCCGGTTGTCATCCCTCATAATGTGGTCATACACGTTTTGGATAATAGAGCCGTTGGCGGGCTCGCCGGAAGAATCCAGAATAATAAGGCGCACCCAGTTGGGATGCGTCTTTTCATACTGGGCATCAACCAGTACAGTGCCCACGCCGGAAACCTCTTTGGCCCAGCGGATATAGTCCGCGTCGCAGCCCACAAAGGATTCGCCCGAAGTTTCGTCATACTCCGCAATGCGCAGGCGGAGGGATTCGTCGTCTTCCTCCTCTGCGCCGCCGGTGATCTTGTCGGCGTTGTTCACAAGGGTAACGCCTGCAATCGGGTCCATCATAATTGTAATGACTCCCGCGCCCACGTTGCCGGTGGGGCCGGGCTCTACGGCCGTTACAGCAATGTCAACGGTGCCGTCCTCCCCGTCGGTCGCCTCGCCAATGTAGGCCGCGGAATCCGTGGCGTATTCAATGGCGGGCACTCCGCCGCAAGAAGGCACACAGACCACAGTCCCCTCCGGGATCTGTGTGCCAGGCGTACCGGTGAAGGTAACGATACCGGCCGCAGCGTTCGCCGGGCGTCTGGAAAGGCCGTCAGCCCTGGCGTGGCCGTCAAGGTATGCACCATAGGACCACGCCGGAAACATCAGCTTCAAGGTTTCCACAAGGTGGAAATTCAGAAGTTCGTCCTTTTCAAGCGCTGTCGGATAGGTAAAGTCCCAAGGGAAACCGCCTTCGGTATCGTCAATGTCGGGCGGGAGGCTTTCCATCATGCGCGCCTGGATCTGCTCTGCCGTTTCGGTTTTCAGCCAGTCAGGCGGAGAAAATGCCGGAATTGTGGCCATGCTCTCACCTCCTTACTTTGAAAAGTTCAGGTTGACGGTCTGGATCTCGTCATAGCCGCGGCCCTTTATGTTAAATGCACAATCGCAGCTGTCCGGCCCGTTCCATGTAAACGTGAAGTCGCGGCAATACTCTGTTTTGGGGTTTGCCATGATGGCCTCAATAATAGTCCGTTCCAGACTAGCTTCCACGCTGGCGTGGTCGCTCTGTGCAAGCGAGGTTTCAAGCTCTGCGCCGTACTTGGTCGAATACGCCAGAAAGGCGTCCCGCTCCGTCATAACGGTTTTCATGCACCACTGCATATAGGCTTCGCGGCCGCTGGCTCCTGCCATGCGTCCGGCGCCGTCAAGGCGAAAATCGCCGGTCGCGTAGTCAAAATAAACAGAGGGTTTATATTGCTGCTTCCGGCTCTCCTCGTTCTTCTTTGTGACGAAGTCGGGGACTTCAAAAACGGGGTAAAGCTGCTTTTCAGCCATGGGAAAGTCCTTCCTTTCGTCTGGTTATTTTTTCAGGTCCTCCGCCGGGCAGATAATATCCACCACAACGGCCTCCGACTGCACCCAGGCCACCAGAACACGGTCCCCGGGTTTCAGGCGGCGCATTTTCTCGGGAATCAAAACGTGGTGCTGGTGGGCGCCCTCCGGTCCTCCGCTTCCCGCGTTGCTCTGCGGCGGGTCTGGCGGGTCTGGTTGAGCACTGGCTGCCACGCCAATCGATCCGGTGCAAGGCTTTCCGAGAGAATCCTTTAACTTTGAAACCACATTGTGTTCATGCTCTCCGCTGCCCGGAGAGCCAACGGCCTGGGTCTTCGCCAGAATGTCCCCGGTTTTGCCAAGGGTCAGCTGACGGCAGACGTGGTAATCTTCTACCGGAATCGGAATGGAAAAGGTGTTCGTTTGGAGGCTGTAATCGCCCATGATCTCGCCAAAATCAAGGACCAGGGCGGAATTTCGATCCTGATTCTTTTTGTTCTGCCCGGTCAAAACTCGGGCCAGGTGGTTCACGCCCTTGTTGCCAGAACTCGGGTTCACGGTTTCCTCCTTCCGTTACTTTGAAAAGGTGCCTTCATCCACCCAGCCGTAAACGTGCGTTTCGGCCCAGTTCTGATAAATCAGGTGGTACGGGTGTTTTGCGCCTTTCTTTATGATGGTTATTTTGGCCTTGCCGGGTGAAAGGTTTGTGCTTGCGGCCTTTGTATCGGTGGACGCCTTGTAATGGCTGCCACCGACAAAGTTCACAATGTCGCCCACCTTGTACTCGTCAGAGCCTTTCTTGTTTCCGGTCGAATCCTCGCCCAAAACTTTAACGGTCATGGTCATGGTGCGGTTTGCTGCATCGTGCTGCACTCCCAGCACTGTGCAAAAGCCGTTCACGGTCCTGGCCGCGGCCCGGATCTTATCGCCCTTGCGAACGAACGGAAGATCTGCGCCTTTCAGCGTGGTTTTCCGTGTAGGCTCTCCCTTTTCGTCAAGGATTTTTTGCCCGGCGGACTTGGCCTGTGCGGCCGTGTCGTCCGAACTGCGGGTATAGATCCGCTGCCGGACGCCGTACTCCGTTTTCCCGTCCAGGGTGGCTTCCACAGACCGCTTCTGGGTCTTCTTTTCAAGGCCTATCACCTTAACGCGGGTCACAAGGTCGGCCGTGCTGATCTTGTCTCCGCTCGTCGTCAGGTTGTCGTCCTCGTCGAAGTGGTAAACTGTTTCGTTGGCGTTGATGGGCAGAACGTCCACCTTGCCGCTGGTCATTCTTATAACGTAGTTGTCCGCGCCGTGCTTTTCGGCATCGTCCAGAAGCTCCGTTATAATGTCCCCCAGATATTCCGCTTTGAAAAGCGTTTTTGCGTGGGGCTTGTCCGGGCCCTTGTATTCTCCGGCCGGGATTCCCCAATCGGAAAAGATGGCGTTCAGGGCGGATTTCGTGCCAGTTCCAGCCTTGATATAGCGGTCGTCCTGGCTCTTTTGGAGGTTGTAAAGGTCGTCGTAGCACACCACGGAAAAGTCCTTCATGGTGGCCCCGTCCTGCGGGTTCCACTCGATCACTTTCCCGCTGGCAACTTCCTGTTCATCGCCTCCGGCCGATGCCGTTACCACAATGGCGGTGTTCGGCTTTATGGTCGAAGAAAGCGGGCTCCCGTTATAGTCCACGTTTGCAACAGTGAACGAAAAACGGGAACTCAACTCGCTCTCTCCTTCCTCCCAGCCCAGATCCGTGACCGCTGGGGTCACGTTCAGCCGGGTGCCGTCTTGCAGGACCGCATAAACGTTGTATGCTACCTTGGAAACGTCGATCATGCGGTCCTCCTCACCCCGGAATGGTCAAAACCTGGCCCGGCTTAATCAAATTCGGGTTGCTCCCGATTACGGCCTTGTTGGAGTTGTAGATCTCCGAATACCGCGAACCGTTGCCAAGGTACTTCTTGGAAATGGACCACAGCGTGTCCCCAGGCTTCACAGTGTAGGTTTTGCCGGTCGCCTGGGTGGAAGCTGCGGCCGCTGCGCTTGCCGGGCGCTCGTCCAGGCTTCCGCCATCCGTTTTCCCGTCTGCCTCGTCCGTGGTTTTAATCAGAATGTCCTTTGCTTGCACAAAGGAAATGCTGTATTCTGCCCGGTCGAAGTATTCATGGGTAACGGTGAAGTTCTGGATATAAACGTCGTGGTTTATGGCCGTGCCGGTCACAAGAAGCCGAAGTTTCTTCCGGTTCTTCTTCCAGCCGTCAAGAATACCAATCATCACACGGGGCGGCTTCCAGTCGAAAAGCGAAACGATACCCATGCCCAGCATGGAAACGCCGGGGAGAATACCGTTCCAGGAAAATTGCGCCAGCTTCTCGCCGTTCGGAATCTTCACCTCGCCAACATTCAGGATGTTGTAGGAAATGAAATTCCCCTCCCGTTTGTCGGAAACCTTCTCGGGTGTAAGGGGGAGCGCAATTCTGGTTCCCGTGTCGAGCTGGGTAAGGTACACAATCTCGGGTAACATTTTGCCCTCCTTTCCTTATGCGGGCATATTCGCAAGGACACGGGCCAGGCGTTCGGCCAGCTCGTCGCTTATGTCGTCCACCATTTCGCGGATGCGAGATTTCACGGTTGCGATAATCTCGTCCGGGCTCATGCCTGCGGTGCCCTGGATGATAAACTGCGGGTTCAGCCCAATTTCTACCGGAATAGAAATGGGCTGCGCTACGGCTCCTGCGGGCGCCTGCGGCGCCGGTGCCGGGTACACGACGGGGGAGAACGTGGGCACGTTTTCGGGCGTGTCGTCGTCCGAATCGCCCGAATAGTCGGCGCCAAGAATCGATCCCGTTTGATTCCAAAGATCAAGCGCTCTAGTTCGGCGGCTGCCGCCAAGCGGAATAATCGCTTCCGGGCCGTCTTCTGCCACAAGGCCAACGTGCGGGCTCGTCATAATGCCGCCCATAGCGTGCGGAGTAACACGGCCGCCTCCTCCGCCGCTGCTCGTGCCTCCGTCGGTCGTAAACGATCCGGCAGAGAGGCCAGAACTAAAGGCGTTTTTGGCGTTTGTGAAAAATCCGCTGATCTTGTCGCCCACGCCAGACCAGAAGCCGGTCCACTTCGCCGGAAGCGTCACGGTGAAGAAGTTTGCCGCGCTCGTCACGCTGCTTTCAACCCATGCAGGGACTTCTTTTGTCCAGAAGTCGCCAACGCCGGTCCAGAAGTCCGTCCACTTGGTCGGAAGCGTTTCGGTGAAGAACGTGACGGCCTTTTCGCCGGTGCTCTCCACCCATGCAGGGACGTCCTCGGTCCAGAACTCCCCTACACCATCCCAGAAGGCGGTCCAGTGTTCCGGCAGCGTGTTGGTAAAGAAAACCTTCGTTTTGCCCAGGGCGTAGCCGATTGCATAGGGGATTGTTTCGGAAAACGTGGTGCCCACGCCATCCCAGAAACTCGTCCAGTGCTCCGGCAGCGTCGAAGTGAAGAAGGTTCCAACCGTCTGTTTCAGGTTGTCCAGCGCTCCGCCTTCGTCCAGTGCATCGGAAAGTGCCTGGCCGATTTTGTCGCCAAAGCCCAGGGCGCCAAGACCACCGATACCGGCACCCACAAGAGCGCCGACGCCGGTTCCAACAACAGGCACCACAGTGCCCACGGCTGCGCCTGCCGCTGCGCCTGCGCCGACCATGCCGATCTTGGTCCCGCCCTTGGAATACTCGTTCTGAGCGTCCTTGCCGGTGGTCTGGGTGCCGCGGTACAGGTTTCTCACGCCTGCACCGATGCCCAGAAGGCCCAGAATGCCGCCCAGAATACTTGCGCCGCCCGCTGCGGCCGTGCCTGCCGCCGTGGTCGCATGGCTGCCCAGGGCCGTGCCAATGCCACCCAGGGTGCCGCCGACGCCGCCGGTAACAGAAGTCAGGGTGCCGTCTGCGCTCATGGTGGCCTGGGTGGAGCCCTTTTGCAGGAGCTTGCCAAGCCAGCTGTTTGCAGAGGTCAGGCCCTTTGCGGGCAGGGTCGCCGGGTCGATTTCAACGGCCGTTCCCTCAAAGGTTGCCTTCCCGTCGCCGAGAAGCCTTGTTGCACTCGGCAGGGCTCCGGCCGCTGCCGGTGTGCCCGTGCTGGGGATCAGCGAAGTGCCGGTACTGCCGGAAAACGCGGTTTCTGCTGCCTGGCGGACTTTGGAGCCCGCCTCAGCGCCAAAGTTGCCAGACTTCAAGACCACCATCTGGGCCGTTACGTTCATAACGGCCGCGGAAGTCTTGAAAGAGCCGCCCATGGAAGGCATACCAGAAGAGCCCATGCCGGTGCCCGTGCCGCCTCCAAGGCCCAGCGCCGCGGTAAGACCGCGAAGTTTAGAATAGGCGCTTGCTGCGCCCGTTACCAGCTTGAAGCCGAGAACGGCGCCAATGGCCGCCACCTGGGCCTTGTGGTTTTCCGCCCAGGTCTTCAAGCCGTCCAGGATTCCGTCGAAGTCCAGGCCGTCCATAAAGCCGGAAGCAAAGTTTGCACCAATAGCTGCACCGTCGTCAATGGCCCCGGTGGGGTCAATGCCCAGCAGCGCCAGGAATCCGGCGGTAATGCCGCTGCCAAGGCCACGGCCCAGGCCTGCGGCCCTGTCGGCAAAGAACTGGCGGCCGCTGCCGTTCCACCACTCGTCGAACGGCTCCGCCACGATCTTATCCCAGGCAATGCCCAGCTTGCCCCAAATGTCGGCGCTTGCCCACTCGTCGCTGGCGGTAAACTCTGCTATGGTGTGGCGCAGATCCTCGACCTTTGCGTCCACATGGTCCATCACGTCGCCGATTGCATCCTCTACCAGCGGCATTTTGTTGGTGATCCACGTTGCGAACTCCCGAAGGTACGGAGAAAGGCGCTCGCCAAGGGCGATTTTTGCGCCGTCAACCGCCGATTGCAGCAGCGTAAAGCTGCCGTTCATGTTGTCCAGCATCGTGTCTGCCATCTGCTGGGATGCACCGTCGGCGTTGTTCACGGCCGCGGTCAGTTTGTTGTAATCGTCTTCGGATGCGTTGATGATCGCCAGCATACCGGCCATGGCTTCCTTGCCGAAGATGGTACTTGCGGCCGCGGTCTGTTCGGTTTCGGAAAGGCCGCCCAGGCTGCTGCGCAAGTTGTCCAAAACCTCGTGCATGGTCTTCATTTCGCCGTTGCGCTTGGTCAGGCTGATGCCGTACTTGTCCATGGCGGCTTCCATTTTGTCGGTGGGCGCTGCCATGTTCGCAAGGGAGGTTTTCAGGCTGGTGCCTGCCATGGAGCCCTTGACGCTGGCGTTTGCCATGAGGCCCAGGGCCAGGGAAACGTCTTCCACGGAGTACTTCAAAGCACCCGCCACGGGGGCAACGTACTTGAAGGATTCGCCCATCATACCAACGTTGGTGTTCGCGTTCGCGCTGGCCTGCGCCAGCACGTCGGCGAAGTGCCCGGAATCGGACGCTTTCAGCCCAAAGGCCGTCAAAGCATCGGTCACAATGTCGGAAGTGGTCGCCAGGTCCTCGTTTGAAGCTGCGGCCAGGCTCATAATACCGTCAATGCCTTGCAGCATATCTTCGGTCTTCCACCCGGCCATAGCCATATAACCGAAGGCGTCCGCCGAATCCTTGGCCGTGAATTTCGTGGTTGCGCCTTCCTCCTTGGCTTTGGCGGTCAACTTGTCGAACTCCTCGGCCGTAGCGCCGGAAATGGCCTTCACGTTCGACATGGATTCCTCAAAGGCTCCGTATGTACTCACCGTGTCGGCCAGGCTCACAGAAACGCCGAAAATGGCACCGGCCTGCAAGACGGGGTTTTTCACAAGGTTTATAATGCCCTGCAAAGGCGCCGTCGCCTTGTCAATGATGCCAACCGTAAAATTCCAGGCTTTACCGACGAAACCGTGCACCTTCGTTTCCACGTTCTGGATCGTAGCGGTTGCCCGGTCTACGGCATCCAGGTCAATGTGGAATCCCGTGCTTGTCAGCTGGTCCAGCCGGTCTTTGGTGTGCTCGATGCTCTTGTCGAATCCAGAAAGGCGCTTCTGGGCGGACTGTACGCCGGGGCCGGTATTGTCGTTGACGGTCGCGTCAATGGCAATTCTAAAAGTTTCAGAGGCCATTTGTTCCCTCCTCTCCGGCCTTCTGCTCTTGTTCGAGCTGCACCATCATGGAGGCCAAGCAAAACGCTCTTTCACCATGTGAGGCGTTCCAGACCTTGCCCGGCATTACGCCGGTGCGCTGGAAGATCTGGTGCAAAAGCGTTGCGCGCCCTCCGGCGAGGATTAGTTTTTTGCCACGTCCTCCTCGGAAAGCTCATAGCCGCTGATCTGATCGATAAGGGAAAGAACGGCCTCTTTCTCGCCTGCCATCAGAAGCGCGTTCACGGCCTCGTAGCCGGTCACAAGATCCAGCTTCTTCCACAGAGCCTTGTTGCACCAGACCTTTACCTGGTCCTCCGGGGTGGTAGCCCGGAAAATCAGCTCTGCGCGGTAGTTCACAGCGTTCACTTCCTCCGGCACACGGATGCCGCCCTGGACTTTGCTCTTAACGAACTTGGTAAACTTCTTGCGGCAGCTGTTGTAGTCCTCCTCACTCAACGGGTGAATGTGGAAGCTGAACAGGTCCTTTCCGTTGCGGGAGATCACCACGTTTTTGATGCACTCTTCCGAAGTCTTGAAGTCCGCAGCAGCCAGAAGGCCGTCCAGCAGGGCGGTTTCATTCTCGCGGGCGTCCGCAATCTGCTCTTCTTTAGTGGTCTCGGTGGTTTCGGCAGCAGGGTTCACAGTAGCTTTGATGCTCATATATTTGTCCTCCATAACGGTTTTGTTCGTTCATGCGAATGAAATAGAAGGGAGTCGCCCTCGCAAGGCGTCTCCCCCTGTATCTGTTCTTCGTTTTTGTGGCCTCTCTTATGCGGCCAGGAGCTTCTGGAGCTCCGGCGGGTCGTTGACCACCATGTTCCATGCGCGCTTAATAATATCGCCCACAGAAGCGCCCTGGAGGTCAATGTTGCCATCGGGCACACAGCCGCGGTAGTTCATGCGCTGCTCGCTGCCGTTGCGACCGTAAACAACGCCCTGGAGGTTCCAGTTAGGCTGCTGGCCGCTGTGCATCATGGCGAACATATCCTCAATAAAGGCATCGTCCTCAATGGTGATTTGGGAGAAGGTCAGCGTCACCTTGTAACCGGTCATGGTGGCGTGCTGCTGCGCGTCGCCCAAAGGCTGGTAATCAGAATTGGAAACGTTCACCTGGACCTGGAAGCTCTCAACAGTGGCAAGCATAACGCCTTCGCCATTGAAAAGGACTGCGTCCTTACCGCTCAAAACCTTGCGGCTGTCGGCCGGGCCGGACTGATTATACATAGCTCATTCCCTCCTTTACTCGCTCACTTCGGTGGCGAAACGGAACTTATACGCCAGATAGACGTGTTCCAGGCTGTCCTTGTCCACAATGTCAAGGATAAACCATGCAGAATCGCCCTGCGGCGGGTTGCTTTCATCCTCGTACATATCGCCGGAAGTCAGCTTCTTTTCGCCCACCATGGCGGCAATAATCGCCTTGCCCATGGCAATAACGGTGGCGCGGCCGTCGCTGTCGTTGTCCAGTTTGCCCACAATGGGGTCCAGGCTGTCGTCGATGCGCTGCATAAGCTCGAAGCGCTCCTTGGTGCGGCGAATCTTCTTCCAGCCTGCATCCATGTCGCCGTCCGGGCTCACCAGGGTGTTAATACCCTGCTCGATCTGCACCTGACCGGAAGCGTTCTTGGTCAGCACGATGCAGCCACGCTTCAGCGCCTTCTCGATCTGGCTGTTGGTCAGGCCTTCGTCCAGATCCACAAAGCCCTTCACCACGGTGTGGGTCAAGGCCACGTTGGAGGCCACGGAAGCGATCATGCCGCCAATGCGGGCGGCCAGCTTGTAGCCGTTGTAGTCGTCGCCGGTGGCGTTCAGGGCACCGTTGACGCAATAGTGCATCTTCTCGTCATTGAAGGCTGCGGCGTGGGTCGTGCGGGTGTCGAACTCAACACCCTTATTCTCGGCAACGCAGCCCATCAGGTAGCCGCCGCCAGTAAAGGTGCGGGTGATGTAAGCCTGCACCAGGGCATGGACGGCCGCGTCGTCAGTGTCCACACAGATAACATTGCCGCGCACAGCGTCGAAGGCGTCCAGGGACGCGCTGTAACTTGCGGCGTTCGTGGTGGGCTGGGTGCCCTTGGTCATGGCCGACTGGGTAACAGTAGCCATAACGCCGGAGCCTGCGGCGGTTGCCTTGGCGATAAAGTCCTTGGTGGCCGCGTTGATGGCAGCGGCCAGGCCCGCGGGTTCTTTCTTGTCGGCCGCAAACGTCACCTTCAAAAACTCGGTCGTGCCCTCGTAAATGATGCACTCGCGGTCGTCGCCGGTCAGGCTGTCGCGGATGGATACAGTAAAAGCCCGGTCGCCAACATAGGCGCCGGTAATGGTCACAACGTCGGCCTTCGCATCGTCTTTCAGGGTAATGGTGGGCGCGGTGCCGCCGGTGCCGCAGCGGACAAAATAGCCGCTGGAAATACCGCCGGAAAACATTTCGGTGATAAGGTCCTCAGTGTTGCCGCTGCCAAATACCGCGTTCACGTTGGTAGACGGGTCAAAGGCAACGGCTTTGTTCAGGGGGCCCCAGTTGGCGCGAATGATGCCCATGCCGACGCCGTTCAGGGCGCCAGCCAGTTCACCGCCGCCAACGCTATAACGCCGGTGGTAAACGCCCGGGCGGGTCTTGGTTTCGCCCACAGAATAAGTGCCAGCCATATTATTTCACCTCCCTGTTTGCAAACTCGGTGATGATGGCCCTTGCCTCCTCAACGGTGGCAGTCTTCTTGCCAGCCATGCGCAGGGCAGCGGTGGCAACGTCCGGCGAAACGCCAAACTTTTCCGGGGCTGCTGCGATAAGCTCGGCCGCGGTATAGGTGGCCGCCGTCTCTGCGGGCGCAGCAGCCGTGGTTTTTGCTTCTGCCATAATAGCCTCCTTTTACGGGTTGTAGTTGTAATTCGTGTTGATGTGGTTCAGCTTGTGGGCGAACTTCGGCCGCCTCAAAATTCCCCAGCGGATGGCAAGGCGCATCTGCCCGGCCGTGAGCGGGTCCAGGCTCCCGTCCACCTCCAAACCGCGTATGAACATGGGGGAGGTGTCCAGCATTTCGACTTCTCCGCGGGTTGCAAGCTCGTCCGCAAGGGCTTTGAGCCAGCGCTGGCGGCCTGCATAGGTCGGCGCGATCAGGTGGCCAACCAGAACGCCTTCCATCCAAATAACGGTGTTGGTTTCCTGTGCCCGGTGGTAGTTCGCAAGGCGGAAATAAGCTGCCGGGTGCTCGTCCGACGGCTCGGTATACTCGCCCATGCGGTCGCTCCCGATCACGGTCACAGCGTCGCTCCACCTGTTCGTGAAGGCGTTCATTGCCAGGATGGGGTCCGGGTCGGTGGTTTCCTGCTGCGGCAGCGCGTACAGGTCAAACGTCACAGTCACACCAATAACGCGGGCGCTCTTGTCAAGCTGCTTCGTGGCCTCGAAAGTTTCACTTGTGACCCATGCCAAGCTGTACGGGGGCTGTTCCTGCGGCGCCATAATAACGTCGCACAGGGCAGCCCGGATGCTGGGCTCTACGGCCTCCGGCGCGGTCCCGCTGTCCAGGCACCAAACATCAAGGTAAATATTCCCGGCGGTCTGGCGCTCGGGGTTCGCTCTCGTGTCGATGGCGTAGGAAATACGCGGGTACTGTTCGGCCCCAGCCCAGCCCGGATCCGTGTCGGTCGGTGCCGGGCCAAAGAAAACAGCCGGTGCCCCGTTGTGGGACGCCAGCTGTTCAGCGGCGGCGGATTCTGCGATCCGCTTATAGATAAGTTCTTCAAGCGTCATGCTGTTCTCCCTCGGTCTGGATGGTCTTCATGTCGGAGCTCCAGGAAACTTCCCAAAGCCCTTCCGTGACCTCGTCTGCCGCAATCAGAAAGTAGTTGCACACGTTCCGAATACCCGGAAAATAAAGGCAGCGGATTTCCCCGCCGGTCACGGCGGTAACAATGCCGTTCTTTGCCTCGTTCCAGTCTGCATACTTGGCGCGGATCAGGTCGCCGGGGTGGATGGCGGTTGTATCAATCGCCGCGGATGTGGTTTCTTTCATAAGGCCCATGGGCTCGCCCTCCTCTTAGGTGTATTTTTCTTCAAAAATAGCCTTCACCTCGGGGAAGGCCTTCTGCTTGATCTCCTCCGCATAGGGGCGCGGGGAAATTTTGCTGGTTCCATCTTCCAGGAACGGCGCATACTTCACATCTGTGCGGATGCCGGGTGTGTAGTGCTTGGCGCTCTGGACGATTTCGCTTTTGGCAAGCGGCCGGAAGCTCCGGCGGAGGCCGCCGGTGCGAAGGGCGGGCGGCTCACCGGGGGCGGATGCCGTATAGGTCTTGTTGCTCGCAGGCTTGCGGTACACCTTGCCGCTGCGCTTCGGGTTGTTCGACAGCACACTAAGTTCGTGCTTCCGAATAACGTGTGCGGCGCGTTCGGCACGGCTCGCCACCTGTTTTTCTATGTCCTGCACAAAGCCTTGGACAGCACCAGAAATATCAATTTCCATTGTGCGTGTCCTCCCTCTGCTGAACATAATAGAGCGTATAAAGGCCCAGGTTTCCCAGCGGGTCCACGCCTTCAACGTAGTACGCCCGGTTTTCCAAAATAAGTCGGTCGCCGTCTTTGGCCTTCGGCTTGCCGCGCTGCACGATCTGGTGTGTCACCGGGTGCGCGTTCTGGCTGAATCTCTCGATTACCTCCGGGGAAGCGTCCGAAAGAACGCCGCGGAGAAGCTGGCGGCTCTCCGTGTCGTACTTTGTAGCTGCCCGCCCGGTCGTGCTCTTTTCCGCCATAAGCGGCTCGATCACGAAGTCCTTGTAAAGGTTCCCAGGTCTAAGGTAATACATGGCCGCCGCCTCCTCTGCCGCCGGTCCCGTGGTTTTCCATCATACCAGCATAGAAATAATGCTGGCCGCCGATGGCTGCCGGGTTTGCTACCGGGGCGGAAGCGTTCACATCTGCCTTTAAGTCAGAATAGAGCTTCTTCCAGTAGTCCAGGCGGTCGCTCAACGAAAGATTCAGCTCGCCGACTTTGGTGTCCACCTCATAGGAAAAGCGGCGCAGGATGCTTTCCACGCAGGCCAGCTTTGCGCGCTTCCAGCGGGGATAGGCTTCAATGACGGCTTTATATTCCTGGTCGCTCAACGCACAGGTTTCCACGCCGCCCTCCACCATCGTGTCCCCCAGCTCGAAACGCATCTGGTCAAGGCCGTGTTCAGCGATTTTGCCCGCATCGTAGGTGTATGTGAGCTGTGCCAATCAGCTCACCCCCTCGGAGCCGCCCTCCGGAGCCTCCTGCGCGGCCTTTGCGGCCTCGTCTTCCAGGAATACGCCGCGTTCCTTGGCGGCCGCCTTGACGCTCTTGCGGCTGTCGCAGGCGTTCACCAGGATAAGGACGCTCTGGTCCTCAACCTCGGAAATGGTCGCCACGGCGTCCTCGGCCCGCTGCTGCAAAATGCACACAGCCTGGACAACGGCGTCCGGGGTGGCGTCAAGCTCTACCACGCCGCCCTCCGCAGTGATGGGGAGGGTCAGCGCTTCAACTTTGCCCACTTCGAGCTCCTGGCTCTCGGCAACAATGCCCATGTCCTGCATTGCCCTTGCGCGGCCGGGCTGGATCATTTCAGCCTCCACAACGTCGCCCGGGCGGTACTTCACGCCGCCAAAGGTCGCCATTTTCAGACAGGTGTACTTCATGGCAGCCTCCTTAGACGCACTCTTTCAGGAAGATTGCCAGGTCGTCAGAAGTCTTCTTCATGTCGGAAGCGCACAGGCCTTCGATAAACTCCGCATGGGTGCCGTTTTCACCCTCGTACTGGTCAAAGGCGACAGAAGCGCCGTTGCCCAGCATATCCCAGGTGAAAATGTAGCCTGCGGAAGGCTCGTCGATCTGCGGGGTCGGGGTGGCGTAGCACAGAAGTGCAGCCTTGGGGTCGCAAATGAACTCCATGCTCTCCTTCTGGCCCAGGCCTGCGGAGTTGTAGGTAGATTCCAGGACCTTCACCTGCTCAACGCCGAAAAGCTGCGCCAGCACGTTGGGCGTAACGATGGCGGGGTTCGCGGTGGTGCCGGTGTACTTCACGCTCTCCTTGACGGAGGGGTTGTTTTTCAGGGCGTTGTAAGCCTGGATGCCCAGCGCCAGGCGGTTCGGGGTACGGCGGCCCTGGCGCTTGATCTCGGTGCGCAGGTCGTCGAAGAAGCCAATGGGGTCAAAAGAAGTGTCGTTGAACTTCACGAACTCCTTAGAGCCGCTGCCGTTGGTGGTGCCGGTCAGCTCGTTTGCCCAGACGCCAGCATGGAAAAAGTTCTTTGCGAAAAGAATGTCCTGGTGGAGAAGCATCTGTTCAGTGGCGGTGCGGACCTTGGCGCGGCGGGGGTCGTTCACGCCGGGGGCACGGCTGCGCTGGTAGTTCAGGGCGGCGATCTGGTCAATGCCAAGGATGATCTGGTCAACGTGGCACTTGTAGGTGTTGTCGTCCTGGCCCATCACAGCGGGGTCAACCTTGCCGAAGGCGGGCTTGGGCTGTACGTTGTCACGGGCCAGATCTTCCTTGCTGAACGTGTAGTAGTAGGAAGCGGACAGCTGCACCGGGCAGACCGGGAAAATGCTGTGTGCCACATAGTCCTCCGGCTTCTGGAAGTAAGCCATGGACATATTGGTCAGGTAGTTGTTGGGCTGCCAGCCTTTGGCGATCTCGGCCGCAATGCCAGCGGTGGTGTTTCTGGTGTTGCTCATTGTTTATCTCTCCTTCCTTTAGCCCGCCTTCGGCACAAAGCCGCTCTTGGTGATCTGGATGTGGATAATCTGGTCCGCGGCGGTCGCGCTCTCCATGGCATAGCCAACGATGAACTTTTCCGCCGCAGCCTTCACGGCGCAGCCGTTGGCGTCACTTGCCAGCGGGTCGCCAGCGGTAACGGCCGCGCCAACCTGGACCAGGGTGCGGTCCTTGATCTGCACGGTCACGCTCTCGCCTGCCGCCACCTTGTCCTCGGTGTCAGGCAGCAGGATGCCAGCAGCGGCGGCGCCCTCGGTAGCCAGGGAAACGCCGTTCTCGCCCAGGGTGACGAAGTGATTCTTGCCGTTCTCGATGGCCGCAGCAGCAGGCGCGGCCAGGTACGGGCTGGAATTGGTTGCAGTACCGATCATGCTCATACTCTTTTCCTCCTCTCTTTAGCGGCCGTTCTCGTACTCATGGACAAGCTCGGGGTTCTGCTGGCAAGCCTGGTCGATGGCCTCGTAATAGCCCATGGTGGGGGCAGACTTGCGGATCTCTTCGGCCCGCTTCTCGATCTGGCTCCATGCGTCGTCTGCGCCGATCGTGGCGTGGCTGTGGTCGCCGCCGCGCTTGCCAATCTCGGAAAATGCGCCGGACTTCTGCACAGCTTCCAGGTTTGCATCCAGGACGCCGATCATGTCGTTGTAGGCGGTGCCGCCTGCGTCTTTCAGGGATTTCAGCACGGGGACAAGCTCCTCGGGCTTCTTGCCCAGAAGCTCGTACTTCTTGGCAACGGTCAGCAGCTCGCGGTTTTCCGCATCCTGGCGGAACTTGCGCAGCTCTGCGATCTCCTTTGCCACTTCGGGATGGATGCCCTTGTAAATATCCTCCTCGCCGCCCGCGGTGTTATCTGCGGGGGTGGCAGGGGCGGACTTCTCAACGCCTGCGGGCGTGGCGGGCGCTGCCTGGGCCGGAATACCGGCCTTCTTCTCGATTGCTTCCAGCTGCGCCACTTCCTCGGGGGACAGCTTGCTCTTGTCGATTTCCATGTCAAATGCTCCTTTCTGCACGGGTTCTTCCTCCTGCTGCGGTTCAGCGGGAGGCGTCGGGCCGGTGCCCTCTTTCGGGGGCTCCGGCGGTGTACCTTCGGTCGTGGGCTTCGGCTCCGCCTTGGAGATCATCTCGTCCAGACGGGCGCGGGCTGCTTTGGCGTTCTCGATTCTGTCGGGTGTCAGAGGCGCGGGGGCTGCCTTTTCCAACTTCACGGGAATGCCGCCGGACCATTTCGGGATTGCCGCTTCGGTCGCCGCTGCGAACTCTGCGCAGCTCTGGGCCATGAGGGCCTTTTTGTCCTCGGCTGTAATGTCGGCATTTGCCACAATGCCGCACAGGCTGTCATTCAGGGCGTAACAGTAATCCCAGATTTCTTCCGTGGTCTGGCGCATCCGGCGGCGGGCCATAGCGTCGCCAAAGGTGGGGACGTCCGCGTTCTTGGAAACTTCCTCAACGGCCGCAGCTGCCTGCGCATCGGTGGCGCCGATACTCTTGGCAATGGCGTGAACAATCCGCTTCAAAATAGATTCCTCGGGCGGGGTGTCCTCCTTGGGCTGCACAGCAGGCGTTTCCCCTTCCGCAGGCTTGCTCTTGTACAGGGCAATACTCGCGCCAGGGTTCGCGCCGTTGTCCACGAAGTCCACTTTCTTGATTTTCAGGTTTTTAAGTTTGGTTGCCATTTGCGTTTCCTCCTTTCTTTGAAGATTTTTATAAACA